TAACGGTTCCTCGTGGGGCATCGTCTGTAGCCCTGTCGAACCAGCGTACAAATACCGAGAATGGGCTTCTCTGGTACACACCTTGGATAACTCCACCGAAGGTAGTCTCTCGGTTAAGGTCATCTATGTTGCGGGAGCCAGGTAGGATACCTGCTTTAGAAAGTTCTAGCTTACGAGCAGCTCTTTCCTTGGCGATGTCATTGCGAACACGCTCAACCCAAGACCATTTAGAAGCTGTCCTTGATGTCAATCCACCCTGAATGATTTCAGCGTCACGGAACCACTGTACTTCTTTTTGCAAAGAGTCTAGTTCCTTCTTAAGATATGATAAGCCAGTAGGTGCTAGCTGGTTTGCTGTGATTAACTGACCCTTATAGGAGACATAAGAGATTCCACCTTGTTCAGCTACCTTAATAGCGTCATCTACTCTTGTGTACTCTGCTAGTTTAGCAGCACTGAGAGTGTCTAACTCCTTAATTGCTGTGTCGTCATATCTTCCAATGCGAAGAATCAGTGAGATGGTGGCATCATCTGCTCCAGCTACTAGGTGAGAAGCAATCTGCGGGATGTCTCCGCCACGAAACTCAGCACGCTGTGCAACAACTGCTGGAGAGTTCTCACGATAGAACTTAAATACTGGTGTATACTTAGTTACTTCACCTGCTGCAGTACGCTTGAGTATATCAATGTCCTCAGCAAAGCGTACAGCTGCCTCTTCTGCTGATTTAGCTGGAGCGGTAGCTAATTCAAATCCAAAGTTAAGTAAGCCCGATGTGATAGCACCGATTCCCTTACTTGTATCACCTAAAGTCTTAACACCGGTTACTCTTGATGTAAATCCTACTACATCTCTACCAAAATTGTAGCTTTCTTGACCAGCATCAGTCTCAGCTAGCTTAGCAGAGCGGTATAAAATGTTAGCAGTCTTCTTAACATACTCAGTTTTTGCTGTATCGCGCTGTAGTGTACCAAAAATTGAACCACCAACACTGGCTCCAGCTGCGGCACCGATAGGTCCACCTAGTCCAAAGCCTACAACACCACCCATAATTGCACCAGATGTTGTAAATAAACCTGATAGCAAGCCAAGGGCTGCATTTTTGTTAGCTACATCACGAGTAAATGCGTAGTTTGAGCGTACATTCTTGTAGCCAGCTGATAAAAGTTTGCTAGCGCCACCGTCAGTAGCTTCATCAAGCTTACCACATACCCACGCCACAGGCGTAGTTACAGCTTGTAGAATATCTAAACCTTTAACACGCAACTCTTCAACGCTGTCATTCCAGTCGCCAGGGTTAGCTGGTACATTTCGTGCAGCATCTTTAGCCAGCATGAATGGAACGCGGTTGTTAATCGCATTAGGTATGTTCTGTGGGTATGTACCGCTATAGATACTACCCATCTTATCCCATTGTGTTGAACTCATCGTGGAATAATCGTCCCTAAGTATCTAACATATTCTTTGGTAGCTTCAGGTGTATCTGGCTGACTTGCCCAATAGCGCATTACTGGATAGTATGCAACTACTGTATCTAAGTCTGGGTCTCCCACTGGTTGAACAGGAAGATTCAAGTCTGCAAAATCAAGTCCACCAGGAAGTGTTGAGCCAGAGAAAATTGTTTCTTCAGGGCGTTGCGTTTCTGCAGTAATTGGTACAACTGCTGGTCCGCGAGAAGCTGTAGGCATTGCTCTACCTGCAGTTGGTGCTGCTGCACCTGCGGTACCTGCCACACCGGCTGCTGCGCGAGCATCCGCATTTATTTGTCCAGTTGTCCCATATCCCATGCCGCGATATTTTAGTTCTATATTTCTTGGATTTTGTCCATTGCCGCCTGTAGCTGAAATATTTGCCGGGTTGTTCTGTGGCGCAGTTGGTCTGAAACCGCCTCTATTTTCCGCCATCAGTATCCTCCTCTGGACTGTATGAATATTCTTCTGCTGATAGTAACATTCCCTTAGCTAACCATGGGTTCATGTTTTCACTTACATCTGTCATAAGATAGCGTGTGCCTTCGTAGTCACTCCACTCACTTACTAAAACCCATCCAGTACATATCTGACTATCAGAGTCTTCTAAATCTTCGGCAAGTATTCTCATAGCCTTATCAATGGCTTCTGTAAACTTGCTCAAGCACCAAGGGCGTAAGAGCCTCCGCTGCCAATGGCGTAGAATCCTTCTCCACTCTTCATCACCGCCAAATCTTGGTCGACATCAAAGAGCTCGCCACCAACTGCGATGAGAAACTGGAATCTTAATCCATCTTTATCTTTGTCGTGAGGTTCATCAAAGTTATAACCATTCTCAGATAAGCACTTACGAAGAGAAGGCATAGCTTTTACAATCATGTAGCGATAGGCATCTTTCTTATCCTTCGCTGAAAATACTGGTGGTACCCAAATGTTTTGGGCTATGTCACAGGGAGCAACTTCACCAGCTCCTGCAATTAGTAACGCACCACGCTGCGTAATCTTACGCATAACTGGATGTGAATAAACTTTACCACTATCATCAGTAATGCGACTGTCGGCAACAATGACAGACTTGTCATCATATTCAACGCCAATAATTGTTGTCATTGTCCCCTCCTAGATTATCGTCGGCGAATAGTTCTTACGCTTGCGTTAGCTTCTCCACCTGATGTTAGGCTGGATAGTAAGCTCATAATATCTGGTGCTCCACCTTGCTCCATCTCTGGAGGAAGAGCGCCTCCTGCCGGAGCAGCGGGAGCAGGGGACGGTTGCTCAACCATTGGTGCGCCAGCAGGAGGAACCTGTTGTTGTGCAGGGAAGATTTCTTCAATAGCATCTTCGATTGCCTGTCCCTTTTGGCGTGCCTTAATTACTTGTGCAATCTTAGAAACGATTTGGCTTGGGTCTCCACCACTTGCTGCAATCTGAGGGATAGCCTGAGTGTATGCTTGGAGTGAAGCAAGAAGTGCTGTACGCATATCTTCAATTTCAATCTTCTCAACTTCTTCGCTGACATTAACGCTAAATGGTAGTTCACGCATTGCCATGTCTTTGGAGATAAGTTTACCACCCAAAGCTTGGAGCATAAAGATAAGACCTTGAGCAGGGTTTAATCCTGCAAGCATTCCATAGCGTACATCTGCAGAGAAGTCACCCTTGATGTCTTTCTTAGGTGAGTATGTAATTTCATACGGAGCACCTGCATCTACACCACGGATTGTCTTCTCGTCTGGGAAAATCTTCTCATCAACTTCAAAGCAAATCTGAATTACATCACGGAGGGCGCTAGCAAAGATAGCCTGTGCAGATTTGACCTGGGTGTCGAACGCGCCCATGAGAGCCTGAACGCCCTGACCCGTGACAATGGATGCGTTAACATTTCCTGTGCGTCCCTCAGGATAACGAGCGCCAACGCGTAATTCCTGATTAAGTAAAGTTTGTTCTGTGAATGCACCTTGTGGTAGAGTAAGTTCTACACGGCGTACACCAGCTGGGTTTGAGGTACGGATAACCGCATCGCCACCAAGCTGTAGCTCCTGTACATCTTGTGGAAGTACAATTGGAGACTGTACAGATTTCTCTGCAGCTTCCATAGCAAGGAGTGCAAAGCGGTTGCGTAACAACTGGATACCTAGGATATCATCAAACTGTCCACGAAGCTCACCATCAATGGATGGCTTGCGTGCTACAACAATCATCATCTTACCGAGTGGATTCTTTACAGATGACAAGACAAGATTATTTTTATCTGGTAAGTAGATTACCGATTGGTCTTTGTCATAGTAGCGAACCATCTCAATGAGAGAGTTTAGTTCTTGCTTGTATCCAAGTCCACCAAGGAGCGAGCGCTCATACTCAGGGAATTGTGAAACGAGTTCGCCTAGCGTTAATTGATAACGCTTCGCAAATGCGATGCAACGACCATAACGGTCAAACTCTGGGTAAGCACCCACTGGGTTTTCTAGGCGAATACGAGGTAGTTTAGCTTCTGCGTCTAGCTCAATAACAAATGGCAAGAAGCCGTAGGTTAGGTACCAGTCCGCTCCCGAGTACATCTGAACGGATAAGTCAGAATGAGCAAAGTAATTGCTAGCAATGCGAGTACGCTTGTCAGCAAAAGCACGAGCACGGTCGCTCGTTTGGTTTGCTGCGGAGCAGTTGACGGCAGGCAGAGGCGCCATAACTTCAGATAAGTCTCTAGCAACAATGTCAATAAAATTCGCAACGACATTTGCATCTACTCCATCTGGAAAGAAGTCAGGATATACGCTAGCAATCTGACCTTTACGGACAGCAAGGACATCCAGATTACGGGCGTCCCTATCCGCGTTACGAAAGCGCAACGAGTCAACTCGTGCTGCAATCTGTTCAATAGATAACATTTAGTTCCTATCCGTATGTCT